ATTAGAAATGACGATATTGGTTATCCATGGTTAGCACCAGCAGGTAACAGACGTGGTTTAATTGATAACGTTACAGCACTAGGTTATGTTGACGGTAATACAAGTGAATTTGTACAGGTTGCTAACAGAGAATCAGTACGTGACACATTGTATGAAAACAGAATTAACCCACTAACATTTATTCCTGGTAGTGGTTTAACTAACTATGGTAACAAAACACTAGCAGGTTCTTCATCAGCACTAGACAGAATCAACGTAGCACGTTTAGTTGCTTACTTACGTGAGAAATTAGAAGCAGTTGGTAAAAACTTTATGTTTGAACCAAATGATACAATTACACGTAACGAAGTTAAAAACGCAGTAGAACAGTTATTAAACGATGTTACTGCTAAACGTGGTATTTACGATTACCTAGTTGTTTGTGATGAAACAAACAATACACCAGCAAGAATTGATAGAAATGAACTTTATATTGATATTGCTATTGAACCAACTAAAGCAGTTGAGTTTATCTATATTCCAGTAAGAATTAAAAATACTGGCGAAATAGAAGCAGGTAATGTATAAAATAGTATAATCATTATATACGCAGATAATGGCACTTCGGTGCCATTTTTTGTGATTGCGAGATGATAAATATTAGCATAACCAAGAAGGAGAATTAAAAATGGCGGTTTCATCTTTAACAAGAATGACTGTTCCTTTAGCGAGTGATCAGAGTGCTAGTACACAAGGCTTATTAATGCCTAAACTCAAATATCGCTTTAGAACGGTATTTGAAAACTTTGGTGTATCAACACCAAGAACTGAGCTAACAAAACAAGTCGTAGACTTTACTAGACCATCTGTGAGTTTTGACGATATCACTATCGATCTTTATAACTCAAAAATGAGAATGGCCGGTAAGCATACTTGGGAAGATGCTACAGTTAATTTACGTGACGACGCAGGCGGCAATGTTTCTAAATTAGTTGGTGAACAACTACAGAAACAGTTTGACTTTATGGAACAATCATCAGCTTCAGCTGGTATTGACTATAAATTCATTACACGTTGCGAAGTGTTAGATGGTGGTAACGGTGCTAACGAACCAGTAGTTTTAGAAACATGGGAACTATATGGTTGTTACTTAACAACTGTTAACTATAACGACTTAACATACGCGACGTCTGAACCAGCAACGGTTACACTAAACATTAGATTTGATAACGCAGTACAAACACCATTATCATCAGGCGTTGGTACAGGCGTTGGTAGAGCACTAGGTACTGTAGTTACAGGCTAATAGACTATGGCAGGCTTCTTCGATAATGTTCTGAAGGGCTTCCTAGGTAGCGACTATCTAAAAGATTATAGACATGCCAGCAAGACTTTCAGGTCTGCTGGTTATGGTCTAGCACCTAGAAAGAAGTATCTCTTCCATGTATATTTCAATGTTAATACTACTGAGATACCAGGTCTTACGAAGTTATTTGGTGCTAGAGACAGTTCACGTATTAGTGTACTAACGAAATCAGTACAATTACCCAACTATACGTTTGATGTTGAAACTATGCAACAATACAACAGAAAGCGTAACATTCAAACAAGAATTAATTACGAACCAGTAAATATTGATTTTCACGATGATTCAAGTGATATTGTGAGATCATTATGGTTTGCTTACTATAATTATTTTTATAAAGACCCAAGCCAAGCATACGGTGGTAATCAATCTACACAATCTACAAATACTAGTGCAGGTGGACCATTTTCAGATATGATCAGTGGGCTTATCCCTAATGATATTAGTGGTATACTATCCGGAGGCTTAGGCGGATTATTTGGTGGTTCCAGCGGAGGCGGTGGTGGCCGAGGAAATGCCGATGACCAAAATCGTAGAGATATTTATGAAAATGATAGAATAGGTAATGATTGGGGATACATGGGTGAGGGTGTAGGCGGTGCTACAAACAAACCTCAATTTTTTAAAGATATTACAGTTTACGGATTTAATCAACACAGTTTTGTTTCATATACACTGGTAAACCCGATCATCACAGACTTTAGACATGACACCTATGATTATTCAGCGGGTGGGGATACAATGACTCACGGAATGACTATCAAATATGAGTCAGTGAAATATGGTAGTGGTGCTATCGGTACTAGCCAAGTTCCAGGATTTGCTTCACCAGAATATTATGATAACGAGCCTAGCTCACTAAGCCGACCAGGGTCAACTAACTCCTTCTTTGGCCAAGGCGGTCTATTAGATGCAGGTGTAGGAGCATTTGAGGATTTAAGTTCAGGTAATTTATTAGGTGCCGCAGTTAAAGGTGCTAGAGCAGTTTATACTTACAAGAAAATGGAAAGTCCTAGCGACACATTTAAAGAAGAAATAAACTCAGAAACTAAAAAAGCAATTGGTGGATTGGGCGGTAATGAAAGAGCAGGCGGAGGATTTGCTTTTAATAAACCTAAAAGATCTGCACCTACTAGAGCAGAAGTAATTAGCCAACGTGCAGGATCATTAGCGCCAGTACCACAAGGTACATCTACAGCAACAACAAGTTCAAGAGCTCAGAGTAACGGTCAAAACGTAGGACAACCTACGGTAGAAAACTTTGAAACAGTTAAGGCTGATACAACACCACGGCTAGTTACTGAAGCAGATACCAAACTACAAGCAACAGTAAAAACTACTAACAACACAAATTAAAGGTTAAATAAAGTTATGGGAACAGTTAACGTAAAAAAATCAACTACTGATTCGTCTATAATCTTATTTGACAATTTCTATAAACGAGAAATTAAAGTAGATTCAGCGGACTACGATATTGTACGCAGTTACTTTAAATCAATATATCAAGACGCTGATATTGCTGATGATTTTACAGCAGTAATATTCCAAATTGCTCAAGGTTATGAACGTGATGTTCATGAACTATTAGAAGAAATGAAAGGGCAAGATGGAGTAACTGTTAATGCTACACTAGCATATTACCTTAACGGTTTAAGATCAAAAGCAACACTACTTGGCGTCACAGCAGTTCAACAACCAAATTACTATGCCGCCAGAAATGTGCAGGTGTAGTAGATGGCAAGATTCCACAAAGGTAAATTCACTGTAAAAAACATGGACAAATATGTAGGTAGTAAGATGCCTACGTATAGATCTAGTTGGGAAACGGCCTTTATGCAGTTCTGTGATACCCATCCTAGCGTGGTCAAGTGGGCTAGTGAATGTGTTAAAATCCCTTATATACACCCGTTTACAGGCAAACAAACAAATTACATTCCTGACTTTTTAGTCCAGTACCGTGACAAAAATGGTAAATTAATAACAGAGCTGGTAGAAATTAAGCCTAAGAATCAGAGCATAGTTGAAAGTAAAAATCAAAACCGTCGACTAGCAGAAACAGTAGCAATTAATCATGCTAAATGGGAACAGGCTCAACGTTGGTGTAAACAAAACGGACTACGTTTTAGAGTAGTTACAGAAGAAGACATTTTTAGAAGTGGTGCGAGATAATGACAAAGAAACTAGAAGAGATCTTTAATTTAGATCCAAAAGAAGATGAAGTAGATGTAACGGAACCTTTGCCTCAAGAAGAGACTAAGGCTAAACCACAACTACCTCAAGAAACACTGTCAAACATAGAAAAGATTGAAGATGCACTGCCTAGCGTTAAAGGCTTAGAAGCAGGCGACAATGAAATGGATGAGTTAGCGGAGATTGCTAAAAACTCATACAAAGACTTAATGGACTTGGGCATGAATGTTGATAGTCGCTTTTCATCAGAGATATTTGGTGTTGCTAGTGGACTACTAGGACATGCTATCACAGCAAAGACAGCAAAAATAAACAAAAAACTACGTATGGTTGATCTACAACTTAAAAAAGCACAGTTAGATCAAAAAGAAAGACAACTCGCACTGAAAAAAGGTGAGGACAATGTTGAAGAAGGACAGGGCATGGTATTAGATCGTAATGAGTTACTCAAAGAGTTGCTTAAAAAAGATGAGCCAAAAGAGTAATACTAGCATAAATACTGCCATAGGGGAATAAAATTATGAATAAAACATTTAAACAATATTTAACAGAGTCAAGTCAAACTTACTCTTATAAAATTAAAGTTGCAGGAGGCTGTGATGCCGAATGTATCAAGCAGATGGAAGAAAAATTAGGTCGCTATGACATTATTAAAATGACAGAACCTAAAACAACTCCAGTTATGGAAGATCCGTTAGACTTTCCAGGTGTTAAGAATATGGAAGTTTGTATGTTTGAAGTTGAATTAAACTATCCAGCTTCTGCAGATGAACTTTATCAAATGCTTGAGCAGTGTACACAGAAACCTAAATCACAGATCAAAGTTGTTACTAAACACTTTGCTGATTCATGGGAAAACAATGAAGGTAGTGAACCTGAAGAAGGTCCATTATTAGAAAAAGATTATCCTGCAGAAACTAAAGAACAAAAAGAAGCAAAAGAAAAACACGCAAAACCAGAAGATCATATTGAAAACGCAGGTGATGCTAAATTCGAAGTAGCAGGAGGCTCAACCCCTAAAGCTGAAACTACTAACGACTTACCTCAGGGCGACAAGAGTCCAGTGGGTAGTACTGAAAATAAGAAGCCAGAAGTTAAATCGGCGGCGAGATAAGAGGACTAAACAATGGACATGCAAAACGTATTAGACAAATTAAAACAAATTGAAAACCCTACAGAGGATACAGCGGCGGCTATCAAGTCAGCAGAAGCAATGACTAAAGCCCCTGAACCAGCAGTAGCTGAATCAGTTCCGACCACAGCAACAGGCGAAGGAACATACACAGAATATAAACCAGCTGAACCAGCAGACTATGCTAAACTAGCAGGTATTCCGTCAATAGCAGTACAAACTGAACCAACTAACGAATCAGTAGAAACAGAAGAAGAAGTTTTAACTGAATCAGTTGAGGAAGAAGTTGTTGAAGAAGCAACCGAAGAGGAAGTTGTTGAAGAGGAAGTTGTAGCTGAAGGTCCAACACGTAAAGATTTTCAAATGGTAGCAGACTTATTAAAAGCAAACCCAGACGAAGAAAAACGTAAAGAACTAGCAAAAGACTATTGTGACAAATTTCAAGCAATGAATCCACGCTTTGACAAAGAAAGATTTATGGCGGCATGTGGTGTTGAAGAAGCATATGAATCAGTTGAAGAAGCATATGATCCAAATCATGTTGCTGGTATCATTAAAAAACACGAAGACAATGGTCATGAAGTTGAAATGGATCCATACAAAGACGACGAAGCAGGATTTACTGTAACATTTAAAGATGGTTCACGTAGACACTATCACTATACTAAATCAGGCGTAAAAGTTGATTCATTAGAACCAGTTGACGCAATAGTTGATCCAGACGCTCCTAAGAGAGAACGTGGTCGTCCTAAGAAAGAGGCTGTTGAAGAAGTTGAAGTAGATGAATTAACAAGACAGTTTGAATCAAAACTTGCTGACTTACTTCCTGAAGAAGAAGTAGTTACAGAATCAGCAGAACAAATTAACGAAAGTATTAATGTAAGTCAAACAATCAATGACGAAGGACAAGAGTCAGTTAACATTAACGCTCAAGGTAATCCAGAACATATTGATATGGTCAAACAGTTACTACAGTTAGCTGGTCAACCTAGAGGCTATGAAGAGTATACAGGCGAGCCAGAAGCAGAAGAAGCAGAAGAAGCAAACGAAGAACTTGCTAATGCTCCTGATGTTAAAGTTGCTGACGTTGACACACAGTTAAACAAACAGTCAGGTGGTTTAAATGGTCCTAAGGATAAGTCAGCACTACGTGGTGACAGTGTTAAACTACACGACAGCAAAGATTTAGAAGAAAGCCTTTTAGACTTATACAAAGAATACAAAGGTAGTTAATACCATGCTTGTTCGTGAAGTATTAGAACGACCTAACACTGTAGAACAAGCGTTCCAGTATCACATTGACAAAAATATTCCTATCAGGGAGAATATATTTCGCCCTGGTAGTGACAACTACTTTGAGTTGTTTAACTATGCTAGACAACAATTTAACGAAGGTCATTATCAGCCTGATTGGGAAGATCAAGAAATATTAGAATCAGATATTGGTCAAGTCGTTACTCTTAAAAACGGATACAAAGTACCGTTAGATCAACCGTTCGCAGACGATGCAGTATCAGAAGCAGAATATCAAGGCAGAAAAGTAGAACTCAATAAACCTAAACGTGGCGGTAGTAAAAAATTCTACGTTTATGTTAAAAATCCTAAGACTGGCAAAGTTAAAAAAGTGTCTTGGGGTGATACAACTGGCTTATCAGTTAAAGCAAAAAACCCAGGTGCTGTTAAAAGTTTTGTAGCAAGACATAAGTG